CCAGCATTCCAGGATGAGACTCCTGTGAATCCTTTTGACTTCTGGGAAGGTGCTGACTTCAAATTGAAGATTCGTAAGGTAGAAGGCTATCGTAATTATGATAAGTCCGAGTTCTCTGCTCAGGCAGCTCTACTTCAAGATGATGATAAGCTAGAAGAGATCTGGAAGACACAATACTCTTTGCAAGAGTTTGTTAACCGTGATCAGTTCAAATCTTATGATGAGTTGAAGGCTCGTTTGGAAAAAGCACTAGCTCTTGGAGGAGCTACTGCTGTTGGAGCGACTGCTGCGGCCACAGCTGTAGAAGATACTGTTCCATGGAATGAACCAGAGCAGACAGCTGCTCCATCTATTCCAGAGGCCAAACAACCAGCCCAGGAAGAAGAAGAGGATGAATCTTTGAGTTTCTTTGAGAAGCTAGCTAACGAAGATTAATTCAATGCGACAAAGTCGTCTACTGCAAATCCAGTTGATGGTGTAGTAGACGGCTTACCCACCACATTCATATCAGTCTTACTATATGACTTATTATCAGCAGTAGCTACTATCTGTTGTGACGGACCTCTACCCATTCTCATACTATCTACTTTAGCTTGATCAGCAGCTGCTTGTTTTGCGGCTAGTACTATTGATTGATCAACAACTTCATCTGGTGGTGTTATATCTGAAGTGTCTGTTGATGGAGCTAGTCTTTCACCTGTATCTGGATTGATACCAGCATATCTGTAAATAGCATCTGGTACTGCAGCAGATACCCAAGATTTTGGATTGAGTGGTTTAAATCCCAATCCTGGATCAGGTAGAATGTATCTGAGAACCTTTTTAAAGAATCCGTCGGCATCACCAACAAGTTCTGCTCTGCCTTGAGAGGTAAACAAATTCTTTAAAAAGTTTTCAATACCATCGATGACAGGATCAACAAACTTTGTTATACTGAAATCTTTTATTTTAGATGATATATTTTCAAATCCAAGTTTCTTTGTAATCCACGCTGGTAAATCAATAAAAATTAAATCAATAGCTTCTGTAATTCCTTTTATAACACCTCTGATACCTTCATTAATACCTGCAAGAACTCTATCACCTAGCTTTTCTCCTTCAGCGTCTTTGAATCCATCTACAAAGCCTGTTACAAAATCTATAACAGATAAAAGTATTTGAGTAAAGGGTCTTAGAATGGTCTTGGCTGCAAATTCAAATGGAATAAGAAGCGGTTTGAAAATAGACAGAGCTTTACCGAGAAAACCTAATATACCTGTTCCATCATCTATCGATCCAAACACTGCTTTTAATGCATCAAGATTTATGGATGGTAAAAATCTAGTGACACTTCCAACTCCATCTGATATCCTAGTAATTCCATTACTAAGAGCCTCAAAGGGTTGATTGATTTTTCCAACTATGGCTCCAGCTCTTGCTGCTAGTGTATCAAAATCTCCAACTTTCAAAATACTGTCAACTATACCTGCAGCCTTTGTGCCAATCCTATTGAATCCAATTTTAAAATTTTCAATAAATGTATCAAATTGTTTGAACACTCCATTAAACACTTCTGCTAAACGTGTTGGTATAGTGTTAAATAATGCTTTAGTCTCATCTGGAATAACAATAACTCTAGAAAGGTTTTTAGGAATATCTCCAAGCCTTTTGAGAACTCTAGCAGTCTCATCAGCAATACCTATAGAAAATGCTCTCAATGCAAGTGCAAGATTCTTAGCAACATCAGCAATTTTAATTGCTCTCAATGCAGTATCCAAACCAGTTAAAGAAGCTCCTATAGCAGTTATAGCTGAAATAATACCAGGTATTGTAGTTAAGAATCCTAACAATCCACCAAGACTTAAATCTTTCTCTTCTCCAAAGATAGTTTTTGGACCAGCTGGAGTTCCTCTTGCTGATTCCCTTCTACGCTCCATATCTCTGAATTCTTGAATTCTAGATTTTTGTTGCTCATCAAGCAATGCTTCTTGCATTCCAATCATTTTTGACATGAGAGAAACTAGATTGTTGAGAGCGGATGTTTGCTTCTTATCTTCAGACACCACATCTTGAATGTTTTCAGTAATGCTAGAGCTTACTGATTCAGCCAATTCATCTCTTGTTGATCCGCCTCTGCCTTGTGGTAGTGCCATTACTTCTTAGGTCCTGATGCCTTTTTGTTGTCCATTGCAGAAAAACCCATAAAAGCACCTGCAACACCTGCAGCTGCAATAAAGTATGTTGGAGCAATGTCAGTTAACAGTTTGGATGCATTCTGTAAACCAAATGCTTCAGTAGCAATGATAAGAATTGGATAACTAATCATACCTACTAATGCGTACCAAGCCATATAACTTTGTTTTCTTTGTTTACGATCTATACGTTCAATCTCGTGCATTCTTTCCGCCATTTCCATCTCACTATCAGTTACAATACCATCACCATCTGCATCAAATTGTGCATATATGCTATCTTTTTGTAATTTCTTCTCAGCCATTTTTCTCGTAACGCTCCTTCTCTTTTTCTAAGAAATCTTCTAACAAAGTAATGTAGATGTCACGTTCAAATGGAATTAAATTTTCTATATCTGATATTGAGTATTTATGGTGCTGAGCCAAAGCAAACACTACATAGTAGTAATTTGTTAAGCTATTGTGACTCAGCAATATCAGAAAAAATCAGACAGGCCCTCCAGAACCATCTCTTTAGTTGATCCATCTTTTCTTTGATAAGAAACTTTTTTAGAAATCTTTGGAATTGTTTCAAAGAAATCCTGCAGCATCTTAAACTGAGATGAAGACAACGAAGACAGAAAATCATCTAGCTCTTGCTTAGAATGATCAGATGCTTCGTAAACATCATTCTCATCATATATCTTATCAATACTAGCAATGATAACATCAAAGATAGCATCTGTTGCTGATCCGTTACCAGAGATGTTTGAAATTTGTTTCATAGATGGATGCTTTAGAATTACTCCAAGTCCTTGACCAAGATCAATCTTGTTGTTAATCTTTTCTGGTTTAATGATTTCAAGATCATCAATATCAACTTTTACTTCATATGAATTTCCATCGTCTGGATCATTAATCTTTACATCAATGACATTACCAACTGATTTAGCTCTAATGTTGATAAAAACATATTCAAGATCAACCATTGCTCTGTTAGCGATATCAATCCCTTCTGTTTCTATACAGCTTTGTACGACATCAATAGTTGCATTAATGATATCTTTCTGCTCACCACTTTGCTGAGCCATAAGAAGAATCTTCTCTTCTTTGACCAACATAGGTCTAAATTTAATTGGTGTATCGTCTGATGGTAGTGTGCACTCAAATTTGGGTGCCGCGACTTTAGGTAGTGCCATAATATACTCCTATAATGTACTAAAATATTGACCCAAGCACTTGGCCAAATTGCTTTCCTGCTGTTGAAACTTGGTTAATTGTTTGAAGAGCATCTTGAATGTTTCTTGGTCTTTGCAGATTACTCAAAGTATTAGCAATGCTACCAAGTGTTCCTAATGCCTGTAAAAATGATAATGACCCACCTGCATCTCTTGGATTAAAAGTAATAGCTGCTGGTGAAAATGCTGTACTGTACCAAGTTCTGAATGTGAAGGAAACATTGAGTTCAAGAATCTGATCTGTTGTGTTCCAGCCAACTGGTGTGTCTGCTATTGTGGTGGGATATGCATCATTCAATGTATATCTGATTATCTCATCTTCTGTTTCATTATAATGAATAATGTCAATGTTTGTTAGATAATTATCCGAATAAAATGTCTCAAACTGATAAGCACCTTTTGTACTTTGATTATCAGCTTTGTTTGTAAGACCAACATTAATTACATTTTCCATCCATCTGTGAAAGAATCTAAATGCACGTCCATCCCCAGTAGAGTATACTGTCATTGGAACTTCAGTATAGATTGGAACGTCTGGTCTTCTTTCAATAGGACCATAACCAATTTGTCTAATATCTGAAAACGTAAAACTCATACCTGGAAGATTTGTAGAGTTAATCAGATAAGGCAATACATCAATAGTATCAGATGATTGTTCTCCTACAGCCCATGGTGGAGGTGTAATGAGAACAAGAAATTTGTTTGGAGATGAATAGCCATTGAACTTATCAAAACGACCTTTTATCTCATTAATGTTAAATGCCATTATCGACCTCTAATCATCTTTCTACTCTCTGCCCAGACAGATCTCTTTGCTGATTTTTCAAATCTCTCTGTTCTGAGGAAAAGAGCAATATCCCATTCTGTTGGATGTACTTCAAAAAATCTAGATCTTACGTGCGAGTTTAAATACTTCTTTATACAAGGCTTGAAAAAACGAAACCTTGACGCACTATTTAGTCTTTGATATGAGAGTTGTTGTAAACGTGTGTTATCATCATATCGTTCGTTGTTTACCAAATCGTATAGAGAATCCATTAATCTTGCTCTCAACGGAGGAGGAAGATAATGCATGTTCAATCCCATGAACCCTCCTTCTACTCTATCAAAAGGAAAGATCAACGGGAATCTATCATAGTATGGAAGTTTATCTTTTGTTTTTGGATCGTAGAAAAACATATACATACGACCCATACTCATGTTGTTTAATCTGTTCTGTAATCTTGTTCTATCGCTATTCATAATCTTTGTTGGTTGAACAGATCTAATTTCAGATGCTCTTGTACGATACCATTCACGTGATGAACTTTCTCTTGCTGGAAGTTCACCTGATCTGATGCCTTGTGTCAAGATTTTATCAAATATATAAGCTGGCATTAGTATTTTATTCCTAATTCTTTTTCGGTGATGATTTGGAATTTCCACTCGCGATCAGCACAAAATTCCCTAGCAGCTTTCCACTTCGCTTCATTAACTCCGAATGTGGCGACCTCTCTGAGATATCTCCTAGACACTCTGCCACTTGGAGTAGCATATTTTTTGTTTTGATCAGGTGCCTTTGTCTGCGCATGCGGCTTGACCTCAATAACGACCACCTCGACTTGATTTTGTTTTGTTCGTTTCTTGACCCAGAAGTCTGGGAAGTATCTGTGTACTTTTCCATCAATAGGGCTCCTATATGGTATAAAAAATTCTTCGCTCTGCCATTGTATAATTTGTGGATGTTGGTCTAAATATCTCATAAGATTACGCTCCCACAAACTTCTATAAATAATATTAGTGGGGTTGCCTTTATATTTCTCAGGATATCTAGGTACAAATCTTCCCTTATACGCCATATAGATATTTATAGGTTTAAAATGAGTGCTATAAACACCGCAAGAAGAAAAAAGGCTTCAGGCAAGTTTGAAAGATTTTCATATCCAGATCAGGATCTTGCTCACTTCACAAGTTTGTTCTTTGTAAATCCTCAAAGAGGTAAAGTCTTTAGAACAAACAACAGACTTGAAGTTTCTGTTACAGATATTCCTGATGGAGCTATTATTCTTCCTATTCCAAGCAATCTCCAAGAACAATTTCAGGTAAATTATGAAGGAGTAGAAATTGGTGAAGTGTTAGGAGGTGTAGCATCAGCAACAGCTCAAGTATTAAATGGTAAATCTATAAGTGATGTAGCTGAAGGAATAGAAACAGATTCGCTTGGAAAAAGAATAGCTCAAGAAACATTAAAGGCTATTGGAGGAGGAGGTGCAGTAGCAGCTGCTCAAAAGTTTGCAGGTGAAGTTTTTAACCCACATTTAACAACTATATTTAAAGGTGTTGGCTTGAGACAGCATACTTTCAATTGGAGAATATCTCCAAGAAATCAAGGTGAATCTTTTGCTATAAAAAACGTTATTGATAAAATTAGAAATAATATGCTGCCAGAGTTGTCTTCAGACAGATTAAGATTATCATATCCAGCTGAATGTTTTATTCAATTTCACGGAGATCCATATGGTGTCATGCCTATGTTTAGATCTGTATGTACTGGATTAAACGTAAATCATGCAGCTGCTGGAACACCAACTTTCTTTGCTGGTACAGGATTACCAAGCGAATTTGAACTACAGCTTAGCTTCCAAGAAGTAGAGATTGTAACAAGAGGAGATGTTCCTCAAACTGGTGCACTTCAAGATACTGGATTCAATAGCGGTGGCACCCAATTCAAAGATCAATTTGGTGGTAACGATCAGATTTAAGGTTAGTAAATGTCAAACTTATATTTTAGACAGTTCCCAAAAGTTGTTAGAGATGGAATTACAACTGTCAATCTTTTAAAAAGAGTCAGAATCAGAAGTAAGATTTTCAACGATGCTTCGTCTTTCTATCCATATGTGATTGAGTTAAATGAAAGACCAGAGCACGTTGCATACAACTACTACGATGAT